ATTCATCGAATCACGGAACCCTAATACCTTCTGGTCAATATCTTCCTTTGTTGCCTTATTCAAGATATCCTTCATCATCTTATTCATAAAGTCACGGAAGGCTGGTGGGAATGATGAACGAACAACATCCAATCCTTTGACCTTCATCTTGTTTGCGACATCAAGGTTCGATTCCAAATCGTATACCACATTCATCGTGTATCGCTTCTTGGCAATCCACACCGCAGTCTCTGCCACCGATTCACCCTTGATATATAACCGATGCTTGTCACAGAAGAACAAATCCTTTGCCATCAAATCATAATATTCGTTCAACTTCTTTTCCATCGCACGAGCCAACTTGATAGTGAATTCTTTTCCATTCCCCAGCGGAGTCGCAGAGAAGTACAAAGAGTCTGTGTCAATATAGGTACAGTAGTCTTCTTGGGTTTGTAGCTTGTGTTGATAGAGATTGTTTGCAAATGCCGCAGACTTCTTAATCACATCTTGACCAGATGCGGTTACGGCAAGAGCATTATCCAAATCAAAGAAACGGAAGATGGGAAGACCAAGCACACCATACAGAGAATTCAAGAAGATTTTCTGAATGTGTTGGCGTCTGTCATAGTATTCGGCCTGCTCTACGTTCCCTTCATTCTTATACTTCTTCATCAAGTTCTTATATTCGACACGCTCCTTGAACCATTGGTCAAGAACTTCTGGAATAATCCCCACGACCTTTCCATTATACAAGACACCGTTCGAACTAATCATCAAACTTTCGAGTTTCATATACTTCAAGAATGCCTCACGGCTCAATCTGACAACCTGCTCGTCAGTCGTTCCACGAATGAGATATTCGGTTAACTCTTCGTTAACATGCTTGTCTACATTCCAGTTGGTCACGAATCCAATCTTGGTTTCTGGACTAATGTTGAGACTCATAATGATAGACGGATACAGCGATTGTAAGTCGAGAGAATACACCCACTCATACAACCCAGGTATAGGTTCCTTGACGAAGGCACCAGCGAATCCTTCATCATCATTCTCCATCTCCTTCCAAGAACTTTGAACTGAACCAATAATCTTCGTATGACACGTGACCCAAATGACAGATACCACGAACCAACTCAATCAGCTTGAGCTTCTTGTCCATCTCCACAATGATACGAACGTCTTGAAGATTGTATTCAATAAACTTTTCCAAGTCAGTACGAAACAATTCATCTAATGACCCTTCATATTCAACCTTACCCATATTGACTTCCAATCGACCAATCGTATCCAGCCGATAGTTGGGCTGTTGGGTATAGGTAAACTTTTTATATAAGGTCAAATAGTCAAGAGAAGATACACCAGCAATCTGATATCTTCCTCGGAATTGAGAATACTTAATTTTTCCAATCGGACTCAAGCGACCAGCAGTGTTTGGTCCACACTGCTGCTTGATACGATTATAGAGATAGGGAATATCAAAATTATCAGTATTCCAACCCGTAATAATCGTCGGACCAATCTGCTCATACAGGTCCAAGAACCCATATAACAAATCGGTTTCAGAAGTATACATCACGACCTTGACATTATCATATTCACGGCTGGGTTGATATCCTGCCTTATCCAATACCAACACGGAATACTCTTGGGTCACCGAATCATAAACGGCGATAGATGTAATCTCGTTGTTGGGATTCTCAATATTCGGCACACCGTTTTCCATAGACACTTCGATGTCAAAGAACATCGTCTTATGCCCTTGGGAAACATTGTCCTCATTGAGATATAGGTCAGTCAGAACGCGAGTCTCTGGAGGAAGGTCGCTCTCGAATAGATTTGGGTCATCTCGCTTATAGCGCTTGACCTTTGCCAACTTCACACCAGTCATACTGATAAAGTTACCACTACGGTCTGGCTTATAGGCATAGTCAAAGTTACGATACGGGACAGTCTTATATCCCATCTGGTCATCCCATAGATGTACCGTATCGTTTCCGAAGCCTTCCCCTCGCTCAATATAAATCGCTTGATACATGCTTACCTCTGTCGTTTACATCAATCTTCATACCAATATACTTTCCTACCACACTTCCTGCTATATAGAATATAATCACTGTGAAGTTCCCTTTCAAGAGGGCATCAATAGAATAAAAGGTAGACGCCAGTGCCACTAAGTTTATCCAGATTGAATTCATCAATAGCTGGCGTACTTGGTGATGTAGCGTATACCTTATTTCTAATACTTTAAAAATATTGAATAATACTTGAAATATAAATACCCAAATAAAAACCATTATATCCTCCGTCAGACTTTAAATATACGCAATCTATTGCTGATTGTCAAGTCTAATATTCTTTTTTATTTTGGACCGCACAATTTTGGGATTTTCACGGATATCACTTTCCCATAGACAAAGGAACTTATAACCCATTTTTTGGAATTGTTCTTTCCGCTGATTATCTCGTTCCCAGATTTCCTCTGCGGTTTTCTTTTTACCTCTATTAAAATACGAAGAAGTATACTGATGAGGGTTACAGTGCCAAAAGTCACCATAACAATTCATTGATTCTAATATTGTCGCAACCTTTGTTTCTATTGTATTACTTTGTGAAACCTTCTTACCATTCTTACGCCGTGACATAAACTCTCATGCGACATCTCGGTTAGGGGTTTCCTATAAGTATCAAGTTCCCGTCGAACCAAACCCTCCGTCACCACGTTGGTCTGCCGATACCACTTCATCTACTTCGGTCACTTCAAAGTTGACGGTTGGAATCAACACCAATTGTGCAATCTTTTCGCCTGGAGCTACGTGGATGAGACTGTCAGTGCCATTGTGTAACGCTATACAAATCTCACCAATATACCCATTATCAATAACCCCAGCCACAGTAAACAATCCTTTCTTCGTAGCCACAGAGGAGCGGTCTTTGATGAATCCACCAAATCCTGCAGGAAATTGAATAGCGATGCCTGTCTTAACGACCTTCGTTTCGTGTGGAAATATTGCTGCCGGTGAATCTGCATATAAATCATATCCTAAATCCCCACTATGTGCCTTTTGTGGTAACTTTGCAAATTCTGATAGTAACTTAATTTGTAGTGGCATATAAATCAAAACTCCCCATTGTTTGTTCTATTCCTTCTATAACTTCCATAACAACTTTTTTCATATCGTTTGGGTCTTTATATGATGCGGTAACTTCGTGTAACTTTTCACCCATATAATAATATCGGAATGTTGGTACACCATTTGTTTTTAAATTGTTCTCTTCAATAAATGGTTTATATTCTGGCTGCCAATGATGGAATCTATAAAACTTAACATTCTTAATATCATACTGAGAAAAATGTTGTTCTAAAATTTCGTAGTGTGGCATAGTAATTTTACACGGACCACAAGTTTCACCATAGTGCATCACCACATGTAATGGACCTTCGATAAATACACTTTCGAAAAATGTTTCAGGTGTTAACTGAATTATCATAGTAACCTCACTTAATACGATTCAACCTCTGTTCAATCTTAGACTTCTCGTTTTTCCCATATAAGAATTCCCGTGTTCGACCTTCCTTGTAGAACATCAACATCGGAATTGCCTTAATACGATTCTTTTCTTTCAGCTCTGGTTGTTCATCCACATTCACCTTATAGAATGGGATATCCGACTCACCAGCAATCTCTTCTACCATAGGTAACATTTCGATGCAGGTTGGGCACCAAGGAGCCCAGAAATCTACAACAAAGGGTTCCTTGGATGCCAACTTTTCTTCAAATTCTTGTAACGTGAGTTCCTGCATTATTGGACCTCGCACCCACCGCCACCACAAGCAACTTCACCTGCGAGGTCGGTATTATCTTCGACTTCAACTACCTTGGTCAAGTCAATCTTATGTAAGTGACCAACCATTTCGTTGTATTGTGCTTCGTCGATATCTTCGAACGGTGCTTGCATGTAGCTGTGGTCGCTGAAAGGTAGCACACTCAATGCTGTAAAGTTTTCACGATTGTTCCACATCCATTCCCCAACACCAACCCATTCATCTGGCTTGATGGTGACAGTCACGGATACATTATTCTTGTTTTCGCCCTTACGGTGACCAGCCTTTACCCATTCCTTCCAGACCTTACTGGTACGACCGAGTAAGTCGAGTGCAGATTCTTGACGAGTGATTGCGCCCTTCGGAGCCTTTTGTGGAACAGAGATAACTGCTTGTTGCTTTGGCTTGAAGAATTCATCTTCCACGATTTCTGGATGGTTGTCAATCAAGTATTGATAGATACTTTCGTTCTTACCAACACGGACACGACGAACATAGAAGTCATTATGCCAAGCGTGAATGCCAGAGGAAGTTCCTAATACTAGTGACGAGGTGCCTTCTGGCTTGACAGTTGTGGTTCTTGCAGCCTTGTTGGTTCCAATCACTTCCGCCACACGTGCATTCTCCTCCTTTACCACGTTCGCTGCTTCTTTCATATCTAAATTCAGGACGGTGCCAGAAGCTATACCCGTCATCGACACTCCGATGAGTGCTTCCTTCTCCGTTGTTCTCTTCCATATATCTCTCAAATAGTGAAAATCAGTATAACTTGCTTGTAATGTTCCGATAAATGCCGCTGCCTTCGCACGTGCGTTGAAATCGTCTTGGTCCTTGATATCACCAGCATTGATGGTAGTCAAGTTACAGAATTGGAACGGACGAAGTGAAATTTCTGCACAAGGATTTAATCCCCAATTTGGGTCATTCGTAAAGAAGAAGCCAGGTTCACCAGAACCAGACATTTCAATCTTCTTCCAGAGATCCAAGAATACTTCTTTCTCAATCTTGTGACGAACAATAACCGCACTGTTGTTTGAGCGACCGCGTTGTGGGGCAGTTTCCCACCAGTTGCCGAACTTACAGGTCAACATATCATCATCGTCCAAATCAAACAACGAAATCATTGCCGAACGACGAATACCACCAGAAAGAACTGCATCAGCGATAAAGCACAACATATCGTGTACTTCGAGGGTACTGAGCTTTTCACCGTTTTGCTTACGGTCAAAAATCTTTTGGATATTGTGTAAGCAATCCTTGAGCGGTTCTGGACCAGGTGCCTTACCACCAGAGGTCAAGAGTAATGCGCCCTTTGGACGAACATCGCTGAAATCATAAATTGGAAGAGCCTTACCCTTCATGTATGCAGTAATCATCACCTTCACTGCATCTGCCCAACCTTCAATACTATCACCGACCAAGTAACGGCGTGACTTTGTGGGCTTGGTGATTTCTGGTAACTTTTCTACATGATACTTTTGTACGGAATATCCGACCCCTGTTCCTGAGAGCAACAAGAACATGACTTCTGAGAATGCGTCAGTGTGATCAATAGGTAGGAAGCAGCAATTATACAAACGAGCGTTATTAATGTTAATTGGTTTCCCAGCAAACTGCAAACTGCGCATGGAAGGAAGTATCTTCTTATCGTAGACAAATTTATACGCATCTTCAATTTCCTTTTCAAGCTTAGGGAACTTCTCTAAGTGCATTGCTTTATTTCTATCAACGAGTTCTTTCCATGTTTCTCGACGTTGCTTCTTTGGAAGATACTTCGCATATTTCATAAACGTTGTGATTTCCGATAATATCTTTGATTCTAATTGCATACTGCTTGCTCCAAAATCGTTAGGGGTTGGGGTTAAATAAATACTACGATGTTACATGAAAAATACGGTGATTACCCAACGATATTTTTACTCTAAATCCATTTCTAATAGTTTCTTTGCTAGATTCTGTTTCGTAACCGTTTCACCATTTTCCATCTGCTTCTTCAACATAATCCCCTTGGCAGAGGATTCGTCGTAAATCTCTATCTTACCTACACTTGCGTCAATAATCATCGGGAAGGTCTGACCATCAGCACCAAATCTGTTCTTGATGATATGGGCACGTCCAGTCTTATGAACCTTATCCTCTAGCTTCCGTGAGATTGAGAGTACCAAGTCGGCTGTCATAATCTTACTATATGATTCTGCAATCTTGTCCGCCTGAATGACTTCATCTTGTAATGCACTACGTTGAGTCTGTGAAGCCGTCCAAATAGGAATCTGCAATTCGCCAGCCAATCCACGGAGTTCTTCATAGACCGCACCCAACTCTTGATATCGTGCATCAGTCTTAGCGTTCGCACTCATCAAGTCTGCGTAGTCAACGATGATAAGGTCTGGCTTGAACCCCAACGATGCCATCTGTTGAATGTGTGCTTGAATCGTATGTGATGTAATCGTACGAGCGGGATAATACTTGATGATAATCTCACCCTTAATATTCTCGACCAGCTCCTTAATCATATCAGGATGCTCTGGAATCTTCCCAGGCTCGATACCCGTATAAATCGTATCATATCGTAGACCGACATAATTCTCATTCAATTCGAGCGTATAATGAACAACCTTCTTGCCCTTTTGTATTGCGTTTGCACCAATCGTGGCAAGTGCCCAACTCTTACCGACACCAGACGGAGCGATAACTACCCCAAGTTCACCGCCAGCCAACCCACCACCGATAAGTGAATCAAGTGCATCCCAACCAGTCGGTACCGTATCACGGGCGTCCTTAGCAAGTCGCTTCTCAACATCCTTCTTCCAATCGTGACCAACGGTCTTGGGTTGACCACTACGCATCGCTCCGTCAATGATGGTCTTGATTTCACCATACTGACCCATCTGAAGCAGATCAACTGATTTGATAATTGCTGACTTCAATGTTTGATTCTTAGCGAAATCAACAAAGCTGTCCTTGATGTAATCCAAATCGTTGTCCTTCATCTTCTGGAAGATACCACGGAGCGATTCAACGATAGATGTACGCAACGTATCATCCTTGACCGCCTTATTCATTTCAACCTTAAAGACTTCCAAAGTCGGAAGAACCTTATAGTCGTCGAAATATTCTAAAGTCGTTTCCACAATTGCTTATGATTTACCATAATATCTCGCTAAAGTGCCAAAGGAAAATGTAATCCATTCATCGTAGTTTTGTATACTACTAATAATCTTAGTCTTAAACATCAGCTTTGTCAAGTCTGCCTTCCGAAGTGGAGGGCAACCTTCTTCGTATTTATGTAATATTTTCATCTTTGCATCAATATTAATATCCACATCATGCAAATTCATTAATTGCAAATTTCTATTTACTATACTGGTATTATCCAGTATGTTTTCTACTAACTTCGGCTTCTTTTTAATATCAACATATTTTTGTTCAAGTAAATCCAGATTGACCTCAACATTTGCATCAGCCAATTCTGGAAGATACTTCAGTACGGTCTTTTCTCCAGCTCCCTTGATTCCATCAATGTTATCACTCTTATCGCCAAGAAGTGACCTGTAGAATACAAAGTTACTTGGATGTACACCATATGTTTCCAGTACCACATCTATATCAAAGGTTTTCTTCTTGACGGGATTGTACAGCTTGACCGACTAAGGCAAGAATAGATACAGGTAAACATTCCACCATATCAACAAGTGACACCAACTGCCACTTCATGTTTTCCTTTTCTTGTTCATCGGTAGTCATATCATACTGCCGATTCAATCTGGTTGGTGGCTTCCGATTTGCCTTGTAATCCTTGTATATCTTTCGGCGTCTTTGTGACCCACCTTTACCATCAAATACGAGTACTACTCTGGTGGGCTTGAATGTTTTTACCGCATATCCCAATGACTTCATAAATCCAGCCATTCCACCTATATGATTTCCATCTTCATCTAATGTAGGAATTGCAGCATAACTCCGCATAAACGTATTCAATGCGTCAACAATAAGGACACGGGAGTTATACCCAATGTCCTTACTGTCAAACTGCATCTCATTAAACGCCTTCAATAAATCAGTCATTTAGTAATTGCTTTTTAGATGGTGATACTTCGTCCTCATCCTCTGCGGCTTCCTTGTTAACCGCAGATGGGTCGAAGTCCTTCTCGTACTTCATAATGAGTGCGTCACAAATCTTCTCGTACAACGCTTCCTTCCGTTCTTGGTCAGCTTCGAGGAATGATGGGAATTCCTTACTTTGGAACTTCTCATCGTTGTAAGAATACCATGCACCAGACTGCTTGATGATGCCGTTTTCCTTCAAGACATCCAACCAACTACTGTAATCATCAATACCACGATTGAAGTAGATATTGAATTCAGCTTCACGATACGGCGGACCCAAACGATTCTTGGTGACCACCGCCTTTGTGGTGATACCAATGATGTTACCAGCTGAATCCTTCAACTTACCAATCTGTGACAGACGGATACGAGTTGAAGCATGGAATCCGATTGCCTTACCACCAGAGGTTGTATACGGGTCAGAGAACGCAGGAGCGTTCATCTTCAAACGTAACTGATTGGTGAACACCAGTGCAATCTTTTCACGACCAAGAAGATTCGTAATCTTTCTCATTGCCTTACTGATAATGATAGACTTAGCAGTTGCGTATCCATCCTTATTGAAGTCCGCAGCCATTTCCGTCTTGGTAGAAGCGGCGGCAACAGAGTCAACAACGATAGTGACCAACTTATCCTTCTTCGCTGCGGCTCTGACCTTTTCAATGATGTTCACGATAGAATCAAAGATATCTTCGACCGTATCGTGTTGAACATACACTAACTTCTTCATATCAACACCGACTGCTTGGAAGAACTCATCGTTCACCGCGTTTTCGGTATCAATAAGAACCGCAACACCACCTCGCTTCTGTGTGGTAGCGATAAGTTGTGCACCGACTAATGATTTACCAGATGCTTCCAATCCAGTCAGTTCAGTAATACGACCGGCGGCAATACCACCATTCGGACGATTACTGATTGCGATATCCAACATCGTATTACCCGTCGAGATAAAATCAGTTAAATCAGTAGGAGTCTCCTCTTCCCCGTCAAGGAAATAGGCGACTTGACCATCCTTGTACAACTTATTCAAGCTATCTGCGATAACTTGTGCCAGTTCATCGCGGTCAGCTGATGGACTTGACTTCTTTGTTTTTGTTTCTTTTGCCATATGGTTCCTTTATGTAACAAAACACGCAGGCGCTGGGTAGTTTTGAGGCTACCCAGCACACAGCGTGTCTTTGGTTAATTAATTATCGTTGAACAGCTCGTCAAACGCATCAACTGCGTTCTTGACATTCTCCTTTGGTGCTGCAGCCGTGGCAGTCTCAGACTTGGGAGCCTCAGCCTCACGGGCTGGAGTAATAACCGAATTATCTGGGTCAAGATACTTCTCAAGCGTGACCTTCAGCTCATTGTAAGTTGGCTCGGTGTAAAGTTCCTTGATATCCGGCTGTTCCGTCATCCACATCTTCATCTGAGCGGAATCAGAGGAAAGCGGAGTCTGAGCGGGCTTGACCTTTACGGAAGTCTTGGCGAAATTCGTGTCAGACTTCTCCTTCGGAATGTACTCAACTACGATATCACGGCCAGTCTTCGCATCGGTGATATCCCCGTAATCAGGGTCAGAGATGTACGAAAGAAGTTCCTGATAGACCGTCTTACCGAACGAATAGAACCGAACACCCTTATCCTCTTCACCACGAACGATGATAGGGATATAGGTACGAAGCTTCGGCATGAACGGCCGAGCCTCGGCATAACGCTCCTTCGGGTCACGGGTCTGGTCTGACTTCAGTGCGTCAGCAAACTCCGCAATCGGGTCACGGTTGCCATATGATAGTGGTGAGAGATGGGTCTTGTTGCCCAAATAGTGGAAGTAGAGTTCGATAAAGGGATTCTCGGGGTTATCCTTCCACGGGACGATACGGATGACTGTCTTTCCTTCCTTCGGCTTCCAGATAGCGGTATCGCGGTCCCCACC